AGGATACGATGGAGAGCAGTTCGGAGTTCTTTTACAGAACGGTGGTAAAGCATATATCTCCAATTTCACTATCACTGCTGCAGCCATTGGAACAGGAAACATTACTATTACATTAGATGATGTGGATACTGTTGTAGCAATTACAGCTGCGGATACTATTGCTACTGTGGCACGTAAAATCGCTGATGCTTTTGCTGGAAATTCTAATTGGATTGTAGAGTACTCTGGTACTAAGGTTTGTTTTTTGGCAACTGCAGTTGGTCCTAAAGCAGGTGCATTTAATTTTACAGACACGGGCGCAACAGGCGTAACTGCTACTGTAACAAATCCGCAAGCAGGCGTTGCTCATACTGACACTTGGATTCCTCAACAGAGTTTCAATATTGATACGTTGGATGGGAATGGTGCTTCCACTGTCGTTATTGATCCCACTAAATTGAACATCTTTCAAATTAATTTTCGTTGGTTAGGCGCGGGTGAGTTGAGATTTGCTATTGAGAATCCCATAAACGGTGATATGATTTTCTTTCATCATATTCATTACTCTAATCAAAATATTGATGTACATATTGATAATCCTTCTTTGAAAATCGGATACGTTGCTGCTAGTCTAGGCGGTAGCGGAACCAACGTTGTTGTTGAAGGTGCGTCAATGATGGGTGGGATTGAAGGATTGATACAAAATACAAAACTTCCTGTCGCAGCCAATATTTCTTATAACCCTGCTGGTAATTTATCAAATAATACTTATCATCATGCACTGACTGTTCACAATCGTCTGGTATATGGTGGAAAAATCAACACTCGAGAAGTTCTGCTCAAGAACATTAATGCTTCATTTACTACAACTTCATCAGCGCCAGTAACAGTTATTCTCTTTTATGATTTTGATGCATTACCTGATCTTGAGTACACCACACAATCTGATGAATTCTCTTCTGTTTATTATTCAACTACTACTGGTTCGGTAACATTAGGTAATAATCTTCCTGTTTATGTTGTAGATGTTCCAGGAGGAGGTAACAGTAGCGTAGATCTAACGGATCTTAGAATAGCAGTTCCCCCCAATCACAATATTTCTGCGGTGGTATTCTCATCTCAGGCAATTAGTAGAGTGGCTTTAGCATTAACATGGGTTGAAGACTAATGGCTTGGTTACCTATTCCAAATAATCCCACTTGGGAATATGACAATAATCCTCCTGATCCTGGTGGCAAACAAACTGCTCTTTGGGAGAAGCAAACAGCTGGGGTTCGTACTCGTGGTCCCAACGCGGTTTACACTCGTGTTCGAAGAGTGGGAGATGCCCCCGACGCCAATCGAGGCGAAATAAGCAAATCTTATTGGGACAGTCGATCCTAAAGTTTTCTATTTAGACTCTAATTCTTATAAATAACACTGATATTATAACTAGGATATGGTGATGCGATACTTACTATTCTTTGTTATGGCTTTCTGTGCGAGTGTGACATATGGTGAAGAAGCGACTCTGCCTGATGACACAATAAGAACTGAATCTATCACAGACAGTAATGTGAATACAAACTCGACCTCAACTACAACGTTGAAGTCTCCCCCAGCATCTGCTATCACGCCGACTATCAACACGTCTAATTCAGACTTGTGTACGTTTGGTGTGGCAGGAGCAATACAAACACAAATTCTAGGTATCTCAACGGGAACGCAAGTTACCGATGAGAACTGCGAACGACTCAAACTGTCCAAAACCTTGTATGATATGGGTATGAAGGTTGCGGCAGTTTCTACTATGTGTCAAGACAAACGAGTCTTTGACGCGATGATGATGGCAGGAACACCATGTCCATATGATGGACTTATTGGTGATCAAGCAAAAGCAGCATGGGTTACCGATGAAGAGTCTCAACCAGGAGTTAAAGAAAAGGAAGGGATGAATGAAGGTACTAAAACACTGCTTGGCGGTGCTGGTGTTGCTGGGTTACTCTTGCTACTCCTTATCTGAAGAATTTGACACAAGCACTAAATTCGGTACAACCAACAACGCTGCTCAGTTCGGTTTGAATTGGGTGATGACTAATGTGCTGCCTCAACAGGCAGGACTACAAGTCAGTGGCGTTGTGTATCGTTATACGACTGAGAAGAATGCAGAAGATCCTATGATCGTACACGTGCAGAATGAGAACGCACGTGGTGCTGGATATATTTTTAGATCATCCGACGATTGGTCTGGTATACCTGGGAATTCTATCAGTAAGGCAGTTCCTGTAGATTTTTTAGACATATCGTATTGGGGTAGAGGATCTATAGAAGTGGAAGGTTTCGGGACAGTAAAGGACCCCGAAGTATTCTATTCTTATAAGTTTGACCCTTGTTTTGATCCTCAGTCAAACCCTCAGTGTCCAGGCTATCAAGATCCGTTTGTGATAGAGTTAAATGAAGTGGACGTTTATGATCCACTTGAAGACGATTTAGTGCAGAATGAATTAGATCGTAAAGCAAATATGAAAGCACAAGATGAAGACGAAAAGGAAAAGGCGAGAGCAAAGGCAAAAGAAGCATTAGAAGAAGTAGATGAAAGATTGGAACAATTACTGGGCATGGTGATTGAAAACACGATGTCTCAAGAGCAAGAACTTATTCATTCGCAGATAATGGCATTAAAGGCACTGCCAATATCTTACCAGACTCAACTGTTCGGCGGCGAACTTGCTGGCGGGTCTTTACCCACCGGAAAGGAATTGCCGAAGAACACACGAGGATTGAGACAGTCTTTCGCGTCGGAACTCCGACACGCAGAGATGGTCCGACTACAGTATGGAAAGTAAACAAACAAAAAGGGAGAACATAATAATGTTCAATAAAACACTTTCATCATTGGCGGTATTGTTGACCTTTTGTGCTAGTGCGTTTGCGGAAGAGATTCCCATTAGTGGTACTGTGGAATCTAAGTGTATCGTAACGCAAGACACTGCTGGAGTTTACGGTAACTCAACCCCTGAATCGTTGTCTACGGCAACGGCATCAGGCGGTGTGCATCCGGTTGTACGGTTTGATGTAATCCAAGCTGATTATTATATGGCAAAGATTTCTCACCCTACTTCCTTTACCGAGTCTCCTGCTCTTAGCGACACTGTAACTTGGACTGGTGCTACATCAGTTGATCAAGTATCAGACGCTGGGATGTCTGCCTATGATACGAGTAAAGTAGAGTATGATAACGTTACTGAAGTAGACTTGTCTATTGCTGGATCTACGTGGTTTAAAGTAGAATCAGAAGCAGACTATGGATACGGAAAGGCATTTCCTGGAGGTCAATACCAAGCAGTAGTAACTGCCGAGTGTATCGCTATTTAAGGGAAAATCATATGAAACAGATCATGTTATTGTTGGTTACATTACTAAGTGGGCAAGCCTCGCTTGCCCACGATTTTACTCCCACATATCCTAAGTTGGAAACCGCTTATACGGATGGTGTAGTAAAAGCAAGTATGAAACTCTTCAATAAACGTGAGGATATTCGTTTTTATAGAGTAGGCGTCTATGACAACGATTGGAATAAAATTCCATTCATTGTTACGGGCGGGAATGTAATTAATGTAGAGTATCTTGATACAAAGAGATTTGATGTCTATATTCAGAAGAGTAACAGAGATAGAGTAACTTATATTTGCACTAAGTCTCTCACTCTTCAAGACGGATCTACGAAATCAATATTGAATTCGAGGATTTGCTCGAAAGTGAAATGAAACTTATGAGAATATTAGTATTGGTGTTATTGATAGTTGCGTGTGAACAAGCATTAGCGGAGTCGAGTTCTTTGAACTTGGCATTGCCTAATACGTCTGGATCATACGCACAAGACAGGATTCGTGCTGGGCAATTAGAATGTGCGAACGCTATCGGCGGTGCTACCACTGTTGAGTTTGGCGTTGTCGGCATTATAAACCAGAACGGACCATATAACAGCCTCTACGGAGGAGGTTATGAAGATCCACCAGGATATGATTCTGATGGATTGGTCAAGGATGTTGGGGTTTATGCGAAATTAACCATTCCGCTTGATAAACCCAAAGAGCGTCTGAACTGTAACACTCTCTATAAGCTGGAACTAGAAAGAAGAAGACTAGAGATACAAAGACTACAAGCAGAGGTCGCTCAGCTACGCAATTTGCGGTTTGCTGACGATGAGGAGTAACAAATGGCAGAAGTCGAATTTGGAGGAATGACATTCAAGGGTGGCAAGATGATGGTCTTGCTCACAGCATTGTCCACATTGGGTGGTGCAACTTGGGGTGCGTTCGAGTTCTATAAAGACTATATGGATATGAAGGAGATAATCCAGAATATCGATACAGACGCTATAGCAGCACGAAACGATGTCATCGAAACAAAACTAGATGAAGCGATAGATTACTCAAGAAGCATTAAGAACGATCTGAGAGATGACTTCAATCGGATGGAGAAAAATGTGGATCGAATCGAAGACCAGAATCGGAATATGGAAGATAAAGTCAGAGATATGATTGACAATGCGACTGAACGTTTTGACAATCGTAGAGAAAGTTTACAGACAGACACGGAGATTAAAATTACTGCCGTTGAAAAACGCTTAAATGATAAGATCCAAAATGTGCTGAACAACCCTCTCGCTGACTAGATAGGGAGTACAGACTCATGCGTGTTAAAGTAACGTTTGTTAATGGAGGCACGATTAGTGGTAGGTTAAGTGGGGACGATGAGGTTTATGCCACATTGAAACCCAAGGACGTAATCCCTTGGGTTATGAACGACGATAGAAAGTTCATTCCTTTTACCCAACCGAGTGGTATTGAGGTTCATTTGAACAAATCAAATATCGCTTTAATCGTGTTAGATGAGGAGGATTAAATGGAACGGGAATTTATTTCCCGCGAAGTTTTATATAAGACCCAGTTCATGCTTATGTGTAGCATTGGACTAAACATAGGACTATTACTTGGTTTTGTAATAATCTGACTCAGCGGGAGGGGGACTTTGGTCCCCCTTTTTTTAAAAGGAATGCTGTGCGGGTCTTTGTTGAACTGTGTTGTTATAATCATAGCAGTGGTAATTTAACGAAACATTAATCCGACCTTAACACAATTTAGGTTTCTTTATTCTAAATAATTCTTTTATAAAGGAACTTAATATGAAAAAGAACTGGAAAGAAACAATCGTTATCGTAGTTTTGATTGGTAGTCTGTTTATGATGTTGAGCTTAGATCTTAAGGCAAGCCCATACATTGAATTCAAATCTGAAACTAAGTTTAATGATCAAATGCATCGTGGTGATACTACGAATCATACACGAATAGGTTTCGAAAAGAAAACTGACTTCGGTAAGGTTTATGTCGAAGGTGGACATATGACGGATGGTCATAGTTTTGAAGCAGGTTACAAGTTTAAATGGGATAAAAACCTCACTATCAAAGGTAAATTCGAAGGTAAGAACGCCTCTCAGTTGAAATCTAAATTAGAAACGGAAATTCGTTACACCTGGTGATATAAATACTCTTAGAATTCATCTGGGGGTATTATATGGAAACTTTAACTGCTATGTTCGGCGATACGCTGTGGATATACACAGCTATCGCTGGGTCTGTTTTTGGTGCTGCTTTCTTAGCATGGTTCAAAGACACGCACATGGCACTTTGGTGTTATGCTAAATTCGATCTTTTCTTAGATTCACTTGTCGATAAATTCGGGTGGGAATGGTTACAAGATGATCCCACAGCGTGGCGAAAGAAATATCCTAAAGTCACTAAAAAGATAGACGAACTCGAAGCGCGTATTGCTGATCTTGAATTAAAGAAGAAAACAAGTGCAAAGAAATAAACCCACGATACACGACTACCTTGAAATGCGAATGCAAGACCTTAAAGATGAGGCAGCAAAATGTCACGATCAGTATGATCGCATGTGGTATCATAAGATAGTGGCAGAATTGTATTGGGTAGATATGCAAATCAGAGGCAGAGAAGAAGGAGACTCTAACTGCCCCTTACCTAACACGAATTTAAAAATGGAGACCCACTAATGATATCTGAACTATCACATAGAGATAAAAGTCTTTTGTTTGCAAAACTCAGCAGCATTGCCTATCTGGATGAAAAGGAAGCTAAAAAGGCTGTTAAGGTTTTAGGATTCACTCAAGTAGAATTTTACAACAGGGATGGAGCGCAAGCATATAGGTTTCAAAACAAAAATGATATGGTAATCGCGTGTCGAGGAACAGAGCCAACAGAACTGAATGATATTAAAGCAGACCTAACTGCAATACCCGTAATATCAGAAACGGTTAGTCGAGTACACAAAGGTTTCAAATCCGAAGTTGATGAACTATGGCCAATGATTCGCGAAGACTTAACTCCAAAGGTTTTGGGTAAACGCAAGGTCTGGGTTACTGGGCATAGTCTGGGTGCCGCTATGGCAACTATTGTTGCTGCTCGGTGCACTCTTGACGAAACTTTAGAAGACACTGTAGTAGAAGAATTGTATACATACGGATCACCTCGAGTGGGATGGAATAAATATTGCAAGAGTTTACCCGTTACACATTATCGTTGGAGAAATAATAACGATATCGTCACTACAGTGCCGCCTGCATTTTTAGGATACAAGCATCACGGCACAGCATGTTATATCAATGCTTACGGTCAAGTGAGACAGTTAACTCAATGGCAAAAAGTCAAAGATAAACTAAGAGGTATCTGGATTGGTTTGAAGCAAGGTAAGATTGATAGTTTTAGTGATCATAGTATCGGCGAGTACATTAAACATTTAGAAAATTGGACGGGAGATCAAAATGTCTTTAGTTAAAAAACTTTTAGGGGAACGTACAACATGGGACGGAGGTATGCTCATTGCTGTATGTGGTTCTGTAATACTATTTGGAGGTATTGCTGAGTTGTTGTCTTGGGTAGGTCTAGCCTATGGTGCTTGGACAATGTTAAAGACGGAGAGTGATGATTAAATTTTGGACTATCTGGAAATATGCTCTCGGGGGATTTTCAGATGATAAGACTGAACCCTATGACAATTATGTTGCTCTATTGAGAACATTAATTGTTGGTGTTAACTTTATGACTTGTTTTTTTATCATGGCAAATGTGGTGCATAACTGGTAATGGCATATTCAGAACAAGTGATGGACCACTACGAGAATCCTCGTAATGTCGGTAAGCTAGATAAAGAAGCAAGTGATGTGGGTACTGGCATGGTCGGTGCCCCTGCGTGTGGCGATGTTATGCAATTACAGATAAAGGTGAATGATGATGGAATTATCGAAGATGCTAGGTTTAAAACCTACGGATGCGGAAGTGCTATCGCGTCTTCCTCCCTCCTTACCGAATGGGTTAAGGGTCGCAGTCTTGATGAAGCTGGGAGTATTACCAACTCCGAAATCGCAGACGAACTTGCCCTCCCACCCGTCAAAATCCACTGTAGTGTCCTTGCAGAAGATGCGATCAAAGCGGCAATTGAAAATTATAGGATGAAACATGAAGTTATTCGAGAGACTAAATGAAGATGTATTTACATTGTTTGCGGCAAGGCATTACTATAATCCAACATGTATAGACGCCGAAGAGTTTCATGAAGACCTGAAAAAGTTTAAGTATATAAAACGCTTAATTAATCGATATGTTTCGGGAGGAAACTTGGCAGAGAGGTTGATACTAAATCACCTTGTTGTCATCTTTAATGTTTTTGGAGTAGAAGCGGGACTAAAAATGTTAGAATTCAGATTAGAAGAACATCATTGGCCGGTAGTAAAACCATTTTTGATTTTTCTTAAAATAGTGCCAAATGATAAATATACTGGAATAGAGATGGACCAAAAAGTAATAGAATTTTTAAGGAAAATATAATGAGTATACTTTCGAGAGCAGGAGATCTGGTTTATACTTTCCGGTTTTTAAAACTACTTGTAACAAAGTTTGAAGATACTGATGCATATAAGTTAGGTATCATTGATGAAAATGGTAAGAGAATAAAGACCAAGGATATTCAATCTGCTGATGAAAAGTCGGCATTCACTACTTTCCATAGACTAGTGTTCAACATCAAGAAATTACTCGCCAAGGTTCCTGGCGGTGGTTCTAGACTCGCTTCTTATGTCTCTGCTTTGTTTCTTCTTAAAGAACATTTTGGTGTTACCGAAAATAATTTAGAAAAAATTCTCAAAGAGTCTGGCATTGATATGATAGATTTGTTACAAGAACAATCTGAGTGGTTTGTGATGCAAGACCAAATGATCGCACCTGGCATCTATAGAGTCAAAAACGAAAAACTTCTGTCAGATTCTCTTGATGAGAGAGTCGCGGCAAAAGATAAGTTTCGTGTGTCCGAGAATAGTTACCCGATAGGCGAACTTTTCGGAATAAATGTGTACGAAGGTCAGCATTTAAATACTGGAAAAACAATTCACTTTACAATTGGCGAGATATATAAATAGTCTTTTTAAACTAAAACAGGAAATATCAAATGAAAACTTTTGATCAGCTAATTGAGGATTTACAGATAAGTGAATCTTTAGCAAAAATGGCAGCGAATCATGCGTTTCACCATCAAATGGCGGAGGTTGAAGGTAGCGCTGCAGACGCGCGAAAGGCGAAAAAAATTCACGATCAAATTAAATCTAAACATGGTTCTGAAGTAGCAAAGGCAGTTCTTGATCATAGCCATAACGCGAACAATGTTGATAATGGTTCGGGAGTTGGTAACCACCCAAAAGATTTTCATAAAGCGTTTGTTAAAAAACATCTTGGCGGTGATCACGATGCATATAAGAAAGCCGCTCATGCAAAATGGTATGACCATCCTCCACATACAAAATGAAAACTTTTAAACAGATGTTTGATGAAGAAATGACAACAGCAGCTGACGCTGGTATTCCTCAAGACACTAAAGACATGGGACCCAAGAAAAAGAAAAAATATGCGGTCTTGACTCGAGGATATATAGAAGTGAACGGAAAAAGAAAAAAACTGGTGAAATAATGTTTAAAATATATTTGCTGTTCGCAGTAATTGCGGCAGGTGGTGCTGCGTTTGCATATCATCAGGTGACTGTATCGGGTCTGCAAGCCTCTGTTGCTCAATTAGAAGCAAATAATAAAACTCTCAAAGAGAACCAAGTTCAGTTAGAACTTGCTGTCAATACTGCGCAAGCATCGCTTAAAGCAGCAGAAGAAAATGCCAAGAAACAAGGTGAGGCAATGAACAAGCTTACCTTAGCAAATAACGAGTTGGCAAAAGAGAAATCAAATTATATGAAGGTCTTTAAGGACCACAACTTGACCCGACTTGCTCGTGCTAAACCAGGCATGATTGAGACTCGGATTAACAATGGAACTGAAAAAGTATTTAGGATGTTAGAAGATGATACAAAAGAACTTATGGATATTGATAATACCCCTCCTGCTGACGGGATGCAACCTGATGCCAAGGCTGGAGTGGGGTCCGAAGGAACAGATAATCCAACCGGAACCACAGATAGTAACGGTAACTGAGAAAGTACCTCTACGCATTTATCAACCACCTCTTCCTCAAGAGATTGATTTACTCAATGTAAACTTCTTTGTCATTACCGAAGAGAACATCGAAGAAAAGGTCAAAGAGATTGAAAAGATGCTCGACGGTCAGTTTGTCGTGTTTGCTCTCACACCTGATGGATACGAGAAAATGGCAGAGAACTTCCAAGAGGTTCGACGTTATGTCAGACAACAGAAAGAGTTAATCATCTACTATCGCGAAGCAACTACTGAGTCTGAAGGGACTACAGCAGAAGAATGGGTGAAAAATAATGACTGATCAACAAATGATAGAATATTTATTTACTAATTTCCATTGGACGGGTAACGAAAAAATGAAACTAATATCTGAAAGGATAGAAGAACTTGTTTCCAATGCGCGCGATCAAGAAGTTGACTAAATTTAAATAATACTATATAATAATTCCACTGAAATTAAAAACCCCTTGACGAATGAGGAGCGCATCCATATGCCCAGCAATTATCTACCCACCAGTTACCAAGAATTTATCCACCTGTCTCGATACTCACGATGGTTACCAGAAGAAGGTCGAAGAGAAACTTGGGAAGAAACTATTGGTAGATATTTTGATTTTTTCACAGAACACCTTGAAGAAACCTGTGACTATAAATTACCTGCTAAACTTCGAGCAGAACTAGAAGAAGCAGTATTGACTCAGAAGGTCATGCCTTCTATGCGGTGTCTGATGACTGCTGGCGAAGCACTCAAGCGCGAGAACATCGCGGGTTATAACTGTTCATACATTGCAGTTGACAAACCTTCATCGTTCGATGAGATCCTCTATGTGTTGATGAACGGTACTGGTGTTGGATTCTCGGTAGAACGCCAGCATATCTCGCAGATGCCTGTTGTTGCTGACGAGTTTCATGATACCGATACTACAATTGTGGTGGGTGACAGCAAACTCGGTTGGGCAAAAGCAATGAAAGAACTTGTGGGTCTGCTGTATGCTGGGCAAGTACCTGCGTGGGACATGAGCAAAGTTCGTGAGGCAGGTGCACCGTTGAAGACCTTTGGTGGTCGTGCGTCAGGTCCTGCACCATTAGTCTCGTTGTTCGAGTTCTGTGTTGAAACATTCAAGTCTGCTGCTGGTCGAAAATTGACATCCGTTGAATGTCACGATATTGTATGTAAGATTGCAGAGATAGTAGTGGTAGGGGGTGTGCGCAGAAGTGCTCTTATATCGCTCTCAAACCTCTCTGATGACCGAATGAGACACGCTAAAGCAGGTCAGTGGTGGAATGATTACGGGCATAGAGCACTAGCAAATAACTCTGCTGCATATACAGAGAAACCTGACATCGGTATTTTTATGGACGAGTGGAAAGCACTTTACGATTCCAAATCGGGGGAACGTGGTATTTTTAATCGTCAGTCTGCCAACATGGCAGCAGTCAAGTCTGGTCGAAGAGAGGTGGGTGACCATGAGTTCGGCACCAACCCTTGTTCTGAGATCATTCTTCGCTCGCGTGAGTTCTGTAATCTTTCTGAGGTTGTAGTACGCGCGAGCGACAACCGCGAGTCCCTGCTTGAAAAAGTAAGACTCGCAACTATTCTAGGCACGTTCCAGTCGTCACTGGTAAACTTTAAGTATATCCCAAAAACATGGAAAAAGAATTGCGAAGAGGAACGTTTGCTCGGCGTCTCCATGACAGGGATTATGGACAACAAATACACCAACGGTAAACTGGGCAACCTTCCTACGCTTCTAGAGGAGCTCAGAGAAGAGGCAGTGAAGGTTAATGCCGAACTCTCTAAGAAATTAGGAATCAATCAGTCTGTAGCGATTACCTGCGTGAAACCTTCGGGAACTGTGTCTCAATTAGTGGATGCTGCTTCTGGTATTCACGCTCGTCACAACCCCTACTACATCCGCACAGTGCGTGGTGACAAGAAAGATCCTCTGACTCAGTTTATGATTGACAGAGGATTTCCTGTCGAAGACGATCAGATGAATCCGGCGCAAACCGTTGTGTTCTCGTTTCCGGTAAAGGTAGACAAAGGTGCTGTGTTCCGTACTGACATGACGGCTATCGAACAGTTAGAAATGTGGTTGGTTTATCAGAAACACTGGTGCGAGCACAAACCATCTGTGACGATCTCTGTCAAAGAGCACGAGTGGATGGAAGTAGGTGCGTGGACATATAAAAATTTCGACTCTATGAGCGGCGTGTCGTTTTTACCTTTCAGCGACCATACGTACAAGCAAGCTCCGTATCAAGACACTGATGAGAAAGGATATAAAGAGTTATTAGGTCTTATGCCAAAAAATGTAAATTGGGCAGAACTGAGCGAATACGAATTGAGCGATACCACAGTGGGCAGTCAAGAACTAGCTTGTGCTGCTGGTAACTGTGAAATCGTATGAGCGATTGGTATTCTTACGACTGCGAATGTCCTGCTTGTGATTGTGACATGTCATTAATAGTGCGAGATTGTGACGAACTTCCCATATTCTGTCCAATGTGCGGTGATGATATGAATAGTGAATGGAAAGAAAGGGAGAATGAAAGTTAGAGTAACCAGATATATAAGTAAATACTATGACATGGATTTTCAACAATAAACCCTTTGAACCCAGCGCGGAAGAATTAGAATCTCTCGCTGGGTTTGTTTATTGTATTCACGAAAAAGAAACCGGTATGAAATATATTGGCAAGAAACTATTCTGGCGAAGCAAAATTCTTCCTGTCACCAAGTCCCGAAAGAGACGAAAAAAGACCCGAGTAGAGAGCGATTGGATGTCCTATTACGGTTCTAGTGTTCTCCTTAAAGAACAAGTGGAGAAGAACGGAGCAAACGCATACGAACGATATATCCTTGATCTATGTAGAACCAAAGGGCAATGCTCTTATTACGAAGCAAAGCATCAGTTCGAAAATGATGTTCTTTTAAAAGACGATTATTATAATGAGTTTATAGGTTGCAAAATTCACAGCAAACATTTGGCTTGACATTCACAACAAAGAAAAGTATAATAAAGCTTCTAGCGTTAGGGAATGTAGTATATGCGATTTATATATAATATATGAGGTAAGTTGATATGACAGCAAACAAAAGATTAGAAGTATTCGAAGTATTCGAAGATTTCGTTAAAGTAAAATCTAGAAAAGAAAAGATTAATATTTTAAAGAAACACGAATCATGGCCTTTAAAAGATCTACTTAGGGGTATTTTTGACGACAAGATTCAATGGAACTTGCCTGGTGGAGAACCGCCATACACCCCTTGCTCAGTTGGAACCCCGCCATCTACCTTTCTTAAACAGAATGTTAATCTTAAATATTTTGTTAAAGGAGTTCGTGATTCAGAAAATATGCCAGCGTTTAAGCGTGAAAAGAAATTTCTTGACATTCTTGAAACCGTGCATCCCGAAGACGCTAAATTACTAGTGTCTATGATCAACAAACAAAACCCCGTGAAAGGATTAACCAAAAAATTAATACAGGAGGCATACCCAGACTTAATCCCAGAATGATTATGTGAATAACCAAATCGATAACAAGGAGACTTGCCTATGGTAGTAAACCAAATAGAACGTTTAAAGAAAGACTCTAGGGAACTTGGACATTATATTCACAAGTTAAATAAAAAAGGAAAGGGAGAAGCTGCCCATAAGATGCTAAGAAAACAAGCATTCTTAGACGCGGCGATACAACAAGTCACAAGGGGGTGATCCTCATCTAACGGAGTGCCCTTCGGGGCACTTTTTTAAAGGAAAATACATTATGATGCATGGTACTAATACACAGGTTGTTAACGTGTTGCCTTTTATTCCGCCAAATTCTATCGGGGTTGAAATTGGGATTTGGGAGGGAAATTCTTCTGCGAAATTTATCAATCGTAATCTTAAAGAGTTTCATATGGTTGATCCATGGCAAACACCGGAACCTCTCACTGAACGACTACTCGATCGTTACGCTGAAAAGATTGGATCAAAATCGCGAAAAGATTGGGACGCTTATTACGAAAGAGTTTATGATAAAGTTGTTGCCCGTTTTGGTAGTTTACCAAACGTAAAAATACACCGTAAATTCTCTATAGATTTTTTAAACGAATTCCCCGACAACTACTTTGATTGGGCATATGTCGACGGTGACCACGGATACGAAGGGTGTAAAGCAGATCTTCTTCTTTGTAAAAAGAAAGTGAAATTTGGCGGATCTATTTTCGGAGATGATTATTCTTGGGTGCACGGCATTGGAAAGGAGGGGGTAACAAAAGCAGTTAATTCTTTAATAAATACTGGATGGAAACCTAGACGGCTGGGCGAATCACAATTTGAATTTAAGGTAAGTTAATGCCAACATACGATTTAAGAAATATAGAAACTGGCGAGGTTAAAGAAATGATCCTCTCTATTTCAAAAAAAGAAGAACTAGTTGCACAAGGTGAATGGGTGCAAGTCCACCTTGGCACCCCTGAAATTGTTACTCAGTCTGGAGGCGTTTTATCAAAAACATCTGGAGATTGGAGAGATCTGCTCAAGACAATTAAGAAAGGCTCTGGTGGCAACAGCCAATTGTCCGCCGAAAAGAAGCGCAAGCATGGATTTGTAGACAACACAATAAAAACTTATTGATGAAAAAACAATCACAACAAATTCCTTCTATTAAAACCACTATTCCAGACATGAAGATTCGCCTGGATCAATTGGTGACTATTGCACCTATAACTCCACACCAAGAAGACGCGTGGCAAGGTTGGCGCGATGGCGATCATCTTGCACTTACGGGTACTGCCGGCACTGGTAAGACATTTCTTGCTATGTATCTTGCACTAGAAGAGGTCATGGATAAGAACTCGCCGTTTGATACATTACACATCATTCGGAGTGTAGTGCCTACTCGAGAAATGGGTTACTTGCCAGGAACTATTGAAGAGAAACTCAACGCATACACAGGACCATATCGTGCAGCTGCTACTGAGTTATTTAACGACCCGAAAGCATATGACAAATTGGTACATAACAATTATATCACGTTTGAATCAACCTCATATATAAGAGGCGTGACATATGATAGCAGTATCATTCTGGTAGATGAGATGCAGAACCTAAACTTTCACGAGTTGGATTCTGTTATCACACGGGTGGGTCAAGCAACCAAGATTGTATTCTGTGGTGACTATTACCAAAGCGATTTCAAACAAGAGAAAGATAAGAGTGGGGTTAATCAGTTTCTAAATATTCTAGATAATATGAAGAGTTTTACTCACGTTGAATTCGGATGGGAAGACATTGTTCGATCTGATTTTGTACGTGATTATATTATGACCAAAGAATGGTTGGGTATAAAATAACATACATAAATTAAACAATAAGGAGTTTAACAAATGGATTTAATAATTGAATTAATAACAACCTTTTGGCAGTGGGTAATTGTTGGTATCATTGTCATTGCTGGTTGGATCTGCACAAAATTTGACGGACAAGGCGAAGAGCGTGTTGGGTTCAAGCATGATGTTATGCCCAGTATGAAACCGTTGCCCATTGCTACGAAAGACAAAGGATTCTGGAAAGGAGTCTGGCTTTGGTTAATGGGTGTGCGTCAGTGGGAGATTGCAGAAGACTGGCACTTCGAAGTCAATGGTCA